GTTTCACGCCCTAGCAGTGCCTTACTCGGCATTGAGTTCTATCCACTAACTGGCACCGCCTATTGTGATTGGAAATCAGGCAGTGAATCGCAGCATGAGTGTAAGAAACGCCACATGCTGTTAGCATCACTCCCGATGGTATCTTTGGGTCGCTTCGCTAACACTTACTTGTTGGGTCACTAAGTATAACTAACTGGTGGGGCACTAAGTATAACAAACTGTGCCCCACTAAGTATCACTAACTGTGCGCCACTAAGTAACACAAACTCTCCGAGAGTTAGTATAAACCAGTTCGGGCGATTAGCGCCCTTAAATATAAGCGGCCGCTACGGTTAAAATGCATGGGTCCCTCCTAACCTACAAAAGTATCCCAGCGACCTTGTTATTTCGCTATTTCAAAAAATTTTTCGGGGTAAAAAATTTGCCATAGGGTCGATATATAAAAAGGTTGCTAAAGGACTATGAGTGCCGACTATCCAAATAATTTCAGTGAAGCGACGGATTACGGGAGTGATCTGGACTATGAGGATTATTTGCAATTTATTTACAATGAGGAGATTCACATGGAGAAACCAACAATTGCTTACGAGAGTAAGATTGATAGGTTTGTATTAGAATCGCCCGATGGGGAGCGATTTTATTTTAGGGACTATGAGGGTGCCGAGGACTTTTGGATGTTAAACTTCAAGGAAGACGTTGATTTAGATGCCTAATTATAGACCAGTAGTTGAGAGTATTGGCGCAGGACCTTCCAATATCGATGTCGAGTATGAGGTAGGGACTGCGGTATCTCTCAGCTATCCTGTGGGAACGTATGATACGAATACTCAGACGTATATCAATGTAGGAACTGCGACCACAGAAAAATATTATTTGTTACCTGGGGGGACATATAGACAGGTCTGGAAGGTGCCTGATGGTGTCACGGTGGATCCATGTGATTCATCGGGGCAAACTTGGTATGTTTCGGGGTATTCTGATCCCACGGATAGGATTGTATATTTGGCAGAGGATCTTACAGAAAGTTTACAGGGGGAGTATACTGGGTGTTGTTTTGATGAGAATGGCAATCAAGTAGATGAACCATCATTAAACCAGCAGCGCGTTACTGACATTACGTTAGAGGGTATTCAATTTGATACGTATGGTAAGGTGAGCACAGCATCTGGTATGGACTATAAGAACGGTTGTACCAGTATTAGTATGGCATCTATCGTTCGTAGTGAGACCTTTACAGTAACATTTGATAGTATGACTCCAAATATTGCTGGGAGTGCTCCGTATTTGGACGATGATGTCACAGTTACATTAGAGCGAAGCGATGGGACTACTGTGGTTGCCACGTCTAGTAGTGGGACCGTATCTTTGAGTGCCACTGCACCACAGACAATTACGATAAAGATTGGTGGAGAATTTGGGAAAAAACTCTTTCCTGATGAGACCTGGGAGTATTACTATGAAAAAAATTCCGAATATACGGCAAACCCTGACCATTTAAACTTTGAGATTCCTATTCCAGAGCGAGGATCAGATCCTAATGAATTTATTGAACCGTATCGTATTGATAAGGACAATAATAGTGGATCGTTGAATGATCTTAGTCAAGAGGTTCCTAGTGGAGTTTCTTTATTAGGATTCAAGAGTGATTTGACAGAACGTTCTGCGGGTACGAATCCTATTGATGGTAGTACAAGTCGTGCAGGGCATCGTGATGTGATATTTGAATTTACGGTGACGAGTAGTATTCCTGAATTGACAACAATTGCCTGGGCGATTGGTACGTCTATTCCTACAGGGTCTTATTGTACTAATGGTGGGTCTACGTATTATGTGGAATTAGGAGGTACACCAAGTGCTGGCACTGCTGGTGATCCATTAGCAGTACCTCCGATTCCAGGTACTCCTGCAGATGTAGGACCTAGTGGCACTGGATTCTTTATTGATAATAGTGGTATGCGTTATCGTTATATTCCACCAGAGGGACTTGTTACTACTGCTGGTGCTGGTACATGGAGCACTACGCTATATGTAATGAATGATTATAGGATTGGTGCAGCACGTTTTGCAGAACTATTAAATGAAGCAGATGCGAGGAGGGTTAAAGAGTAATGCCTATTCCAACAGTTTATACACCGATTCAACCAACACCAAGCATTGTAATGAAACCCATTGTCTGGACACCTAATGTCTGGACAGCGGTTACAGGACCTACACCATGTGGTCCGCCAGGTCCATTAATTACTACTGGACCTCCACAAATTTGGGGAGAAGTATTTACAGTTACTGTAACTAACTTTACTCCAGTAGTTGCTCCTGCAGCATATTTTGGAGATCCTGGATTAACAGTCACATTAACCAGTACAAATGGTACTAGTGGGAGTGCAGGACCAGGAGGTACTGGCGTTGCAACAGCAACCTGTACGTTCCCTGGAACCATTACCATGACGGTTACAGGAACATATACGGACTATCTTTTTCCTAATAAGGAATACAGTTATAGAAGGGACGTAACTGCCCCTACACACCTCCCTACGACCGTTACATCACCCTCTGGGTACATTGCACAGTATGGTACACTTAATCAGGGTTCTGCGACCTCTAGAGGGACGTTTAAGAACCCTATTGGAGGTCTTGCTGTTGCAGGTACTCCTGCCGTGGGATTGATTGAGGAGATCGGAACGTCTGATCATATGCAGCATTATTTTCCAGATCCTAATTATATGATTATTGTAGAGTATACAGTAGTCATTACAAGTATGTGTGGTATTGGTGCTGGCACATTCCCGATTAAGCAAATCGTTTATGATGACAAGGATATTGCATCTGCAAGGTTTGTAGAAGCGGTAAATAGTCAGACAGGACGTAATCCACTATTTCCCAAATTATCAATATGAAAGGTTGTACCTATGTTGGTTCCCTGTCTACAGGGCATATCTGTTATCCACCATCTGCTCTTACGCAGGGATCCCCCAATGTGCGTGTAAATTTCTCTTTGGCAGGGCGTTTAGGAGATTTATTCGCTCCTCATGCATGTCCTTGTGCAAATTGCCCTCCTCCACACGCAATTCGACCCATTTCACAGGGTCCAGTTAACGTTTATTTCAATTTCCGTCCTCCTGGGAGGATCGGAGACCTGATTGGTTGCGGAGATACCATCGCTCAAGGGTCATTTAATGTCTTTGCAGGCACTTTTTGACTTGACAAAGCGGAAAATCCCGTTTATACTACTGTAGTTCACGCAAAAATCTCAAAATTATGGCAGCTCGTTCAAAAATCGGACTTTCTGGTGTTCAATTTGAACCTGGCAAACCCAAACTGACCCGCCAAGGGCGTTCTAAAAACACAAAACTGTCTGCAACTGCTCGCAATGGGCGCAAAAAGCGTTATCGGGGGCAGGGTAAGTGAGACCCGAGACCAGAAAATCCATGGAAATGCTGTTTTCTGCAAAATGGAACCTTCCAAAAGCGGCAGAACACTGCAATCTCACTAATAAAGAGATGAAAATCACTTTCAATGAGTATTGTGCGTTCCATCCACCAACATATAAAGAAGAATGAGTCAATTAGTCGTCAACTTACCACCACAAAAAGTATGGGTTCGTAAGGAATACCTTAGGGATCACGTTGACGGACATGGCGAATTTGTAGAGGGCGTCTGGGTATCGGCAAAATCGATACCTGGGCGTGCTTTTTATTTTGAGACGTACTTACCAGAGTACGCCGCAATGTTCGATAAGCTGCCCATCAGTGCCTTTCTAAGTCGCCCCGAGACCCCTCAGGTAGACCTAGACCTACCCAACCTGCAATTCTGGAATTGCATGGATTATGGAGTCCGTTGTATTGAGAAGCAATTCATCGGTTCTATGGACTTTGTGTGCCATACCAGGAACTATGGAGCACTATCTGGTGAGTATTTGTTCACATTAGACAATTTTCACCCAGATATTGACATTACAAACACTAATGTTAGTGAAATTCCAGAGGAACATAAGTCCCATAACTGCATTGAATTGGAAAATGGGCAGTTTGCACTGTATCCAAACAACAGAATCAGGATTTTTGACCTGTCGATTACTCCTCAGGAACCCAAAATTCCAGATTTTAAGGTCTCGACCAAATATTATCAGGTTGAGAACGGTGTTAGATGGGGTAGATTGGGTGATACAGACGATTATTTCTGGAAAACACCCGAAGAAAAAGAGCAATAAATATAATTTGGAGATAGAAACCTCCCAAAAAGTTCTGGTAACAGATTTTTGGAGGAAAAAATGGCAAATCATCCTATTCCCGATCAAAGTCAGGAATTTATTAAATCAGGAATGGTATTAATTACTGATCCTAGATCTGATTATTACTTAAAACTGGCACAGAAACCTGTTAATGATCCACCCAAGGACCGTTTAAGTCGCCCTTGTGGTGGTAAAGGTGGGTTTGACGACTATGCCGAGTGGTTGACCTGATATATAAAGTATACTAGGTGCTCAAATGGCAACAATATCCAAAAAATTTGTTGATCTAAACCCTAAATTTGATAGGCATCCGATTACTGGCGACTTGCCAACAATTAAGAATGAAGATGCCATCAAACAAGCAGTCAAGAATATTGTGTTGACTATTAGGGGTGAGAAACCATTTCGCCCATTTTTTGGCGCATCTATCAATTCAGCATTATTTGAAAACTTTGACCCTGTTCTTATTGACGATATTGCATTGAGTATTGAAGATGCGCTTACTGCACATGAACCAAGGGTTGAAGTAACTGAAGTTGAAATTTTAGATAATATTGATACCAATGCTCTGGAAGTTACTGTAAACTACAAAATCGTCGGAATTCCTTTAGACCAACAATCACTTAACCTCGTACTAGAAAGAGTATAATGGCATTCAATCAAGTTACCAATTTAGATTTTGAAGATGTCAAAAAAAGTTTGAGGGAATTCCTTCGTTCTTCTGAAACTTTTACTGATTATAACTTTGAGGGGTCAGTTCTTTCTCAACTGATCGATCTTTTAGCATATAATACCTATTACTCTGGATTGAATGCCAATTTGGTTGCTAATGAGGTATTCTTTGATAGTGCTTCTATTAGAGAGAATGTAGTTTCTCTTGCAAAACTGGTTGGATACACTCCAAGGTCCGCAAAAGCGCCTGTAGCAACCATCAACCTGGATATTATCGTCAATCCACAGACCGCTGCATTGACCTTGAAGAAGGGTAATTCCTTCATTGGTAGTAATGGTGACGGATCTTTTGTTTTTAGCGTCTTGAACGACGTTACAAGAGAAGCATATATGGATGCTAATGGCGTTCGTAGAATTACCTTTAATAATCTTGATATCTATCAAGGATCATTTTTAAATTTACAATATACTGTCGATACATCAACGAGACAAAAGTTTATTGTCCCAAGTGCAGATGCTGATGTTGATTTGTTGAATGTAACTGTTAATGAGGTTGACTTTGCAATTCCACAAAGATACACTAGTGTAAAAAATATCACAGAACTCAACTCTACTGACAGAGTTTACTTTATTCAAGAGAATAAGAACGAACAGTTTGAGTTAATTTTTGGTGACGGTGTATTTGGAAGAAAATTAAAGAACTTAGACACAATTACGATTGAATATCTTGTAACAAATAAGACCGAAGGTAATCAATGTACTGATTTTACCTTTACAGGTCAACTAGAGTATGCTGGACAAACATACTCACAGTCAAATCCAACTATTACGTTGGTTAGTGAGTCCAGTGGCGGTGGAGACCCCGAAAATATCACTTCAATCAAGTATCTTGCACCACGTTACTATTCTGCACAGAAGAGAGCAGTAACTGTAAGGGATTATGAAACCTTAATTAGAGAAATTTCTCCAAATCTTGAGTCGTTATCCGTATTTGGTGGAGAAGAAGCAGATCCTCCACAATATGGTAAGGTATTCATCGTTGCAAAACCATTTGGAGCAGAAACTCTTACCACAACTGCTAAGCAAAATCTTAAAAAAGACATTAAGGAGTATTCTATTCTTACAGTTATTCCTGAGGTTATTGATCCTTCATATCTCTATCTTGATATTGACTCATTCGTTTATTATGACAACAATAAGTCAAGAAAGAATGCTCAAGAAATTGAAAACGCTGTAAAGAACACAATCGTTGGATTTGGAGCAACAAAAGACCTTAACCGATTCAATGGTAAGTTCAAATATAGTAAATTA